CATATTTATATTCTCCTTTTCTTTTACTAACTAAAATAAATAAATTGACAATTTGATTAAAAATCAAATTATGCAACTTTCATTAAAACCCAAGTAGTAATGGATTCTCCACCAATATCAACACTCTTAGAACCAAGAATCTTGAATGGGTCAGTAGTGGTTGTGCCAGCAACAAGCTTGCCAGAAGTAACACCAGCATAAGTGGAAGTGCCAGCAGTTGGAGCGGTAGAGAAGCAAGCTTCGCTAACTTCAATGCAGTCACCAATCACAAGCTGTTTAACAGACATTGGTTCGCCAGCCTTGTTATAGAAATAACGAGGGTCATCAAAAAGTTGCATTTCAACACCACTGCCAACAGGAGGGGTAGCAACAACATAGTCAGCGGCACTTGCGGCACTAACAGCAAAAACATATTCATCAATGACATTACTAGTCTGAAGCATATCACCAAGGGCAACAAATGTGCCATTGTCTAAATCAGCACTTGTATTGATACCAACAAAATTTAAACTATCAACATCCCAGAACGCACAATGAGTTCCGATAAAAAGTCCATGATTATTTGCCATAATTTTTTCATTCTCCTTTTAATAAAACAAATTTTCTTAAATTCTATCCCAAACGGAATTAGATTTTTTTGTCTTCTGGTTTTCAACTGGAGCACTAAATCCCCATATACCAGTAGATTTCTTTTTAGGTTCTTTCTTTACAACACTGAAGCACATAGCTTTAACCTTATTTTTAAAGCCATCCATGTCACACATATCGCATAACATACCTTCAGCACGTAAGGCTTTTAATGTTTCTTCATCTAAGTATTCAGAAGCTTCTTGCATCACAGATTCAATATCAATTGCCTTTTCTTTCTTTTCAATTTCTTCTTTAAATTGCTTTAAGCTGGCAATTTCTTCGTCTTTTTCCATTATAATATGGTCACGGTCTTCAATATCCTTTTCAAGCTGAGAAATACGACTCTGTAAATCTTCAATAGAAATTTCAGCTTCAGCCATTTCTTCTTCTTTTTCTTCTTCAGAATCTTCAGTTTCTTCTTCTTGTTCTTCGTCCTGTTCTTCAGCTTTTACTTCTTTACGATATTTTTCAACATCTTCTGGTTCTGCAAACTTCTTTATATTATCAGTTTCGATGAACTCTTCTTTAACCTCTATGATTTCATCTGCCAGAGTAATTCCTTCTTCAGTTAAAGAAAAATCAAGACGATAAAGCTTGTTTCTATCATCATAAATAACAGCAAATTTTTTATTATCTTCTTCATAAATACCACTAATAGAATAATCCCAATGACGAATATCTCTCATTGCGGAATACAATCTACACCATAAATCACTAATATTTACAGCAGAAAATTCCACTTTAGCCATATCTTCTTCCTCCTTTCTTTCAGAATCATCATCAAGGTCAAGTTTTTTATAAATTGCCTTAATTTTATTAATAACAGCAGTTTCATTCTCTTGTTTAGCATAAGCTAACGCAGAAGATAAACCATATCTGTTATAAACCAATTTATCCCCCTCAAAACACATTACAGGGTATTTTAAATGTTCACTTGGTGCATCTTCCCAGCCATCTTCTACAATCATATAAACTTCTTTTACTAAAGAAGCTTTATTAGATGCACTCATAATTTTATTTCTTAAATCAACTTTATCTATGTCACCCCAAGGTTTTGTTGACATAGATTCTTTTGATTTATCCACTTTATAAGTTTTTGACTCCATCTGTTGTTTCCTTTCATTTGCAAAATTTTTCAATGTATTAAAAGTATCGTTTTTAGAAAAATATTTCTCAGCACTTTTCTTAGTAAACCTTACTAATTTTGCATCTGCATCTGGACAAGAACCATTTACTCTCTTACCTAAAACGGTAAGACCATATATGTCAAAACTAATAGCAGTGTCTTCATCATTTTCATTATATGATACCGACATTTCAACAGAACTATCACGCAAATTTTGATATTCAAAAATACCATTAAATTCTTTACTATATCTTCTGCTAATAACGGCATAAGCATATGCTTTTACTATCCCATCATTAGTTTCAACAAATTCAATTTCTTGCTCCATAGGGAAATATCCATAAATAATTTCCGTATCTTTATGTGTTGTTGCATCCCCACATTCAATTTTAGCTACTAAGAAATTACCAAGTATACTAGATGCACATTCTCTTAAAACTTTTTCACTAATTATAATACCATGTGAATTTTCTCTTGTAGAAAGAAAACAACATTTTGCAACTGTAAATTTATGTTCTGGATATGCTTCTGCCCAATTTGGAATTTCAGTAACATCTTCTAAACCAAAACTAACATTTCTTTTTAACAGAACATATCACTCCTTTCTTCAAGGATTTATAAGACAATATCAAATTTTAATAAATATTTTTTTAATTTATTATTTATTTTAAAATATTGAACATCTTCATCCATATATTTTGCATGGAATCCAGCACGTTCCAATTCTAAAATTAAATCACCATCTGCCATAAAATAATTTTCTAAATCATTTGGCGTTCCAATAATTATCATTTTATTCCCCTAAATTTAATCCTATAATTCCCCAATCAGAAATATGATTATCAAACGTATCAAATCCCATTGGCATTTGTTCTGCTTTATCATATAAAGTAAAAACTTGCGAAATTACAATAGTTAATTTATTCATCAAATCCACTAACATTGCCATAACATTAAAGTCATTTTCTTCTTCAGCCAATTTATAGACCATTTTTATCATTTCATAAAAATCTAAAATTTCGTTTTTAAAAATGGTCATCATAGATAACAAATTATCATAATCTCTATTATCCATATGGGTTTCTGGATAAACAGTAGTTACGTTCCAATTATCTTTAAATCCAGAAATAATATCTGCTAATAAAGGAAATAAATGAGCTAAATTATGATGAATAATATTTGCCGCATTTGGCATACACCATTTATTTTGCATAATTGAAACTGCTCTATCAAAAGTTCTATTTAAATCAAAAGATTTCCCAACAAGCAAATCTAATGCTTCACTTGTTTTAGAAGAAATACTCATTTTTAAAAATGCTCCTCTTTACATATCTTCATTACGTTCTGTTGAATCATCTGGGTCATCAACAACTGGTCTTCCAGCTTCATTTGTTCTTGCAGTTGTATTAGTATTAAGAAGTAATTGTAAATTATCTGTCCAACCACTAGCTTTACTTTCAATCAAACTGTTTTCAAATAATACAGGATTCATACCTATAGTGCTTGCCCAGACAGAAGGTGACAATACAATTCCGTTATCTGCCAATTTTAAAAGCCTTTCAAATCGTGCTTCACGTTCATATCTGTAAGTTGCACCATCAAATATAAATTTAAATTTATATCTTTTTGTTAGTTTATTAGCAAAAAAATCCATAAAATTTGAAAATTGATAATACATGGGTTTCATTGTTTGATATGTTTCATTCATTGCCGCTTCAATTTCTGCATTGCTCATTCTATCAGTAGAATAGACTATTCTACTTAAACCAGTACCAACGCCAGCAGAAGTGGCTAATTTATTTGTATACATATCTGGATTTTTATCTTCAAATTGATACCATTTTAAATTTTTTAATGGAAGTGCCGCAAGTTTAGTACTATTTTCTAAACCAGCCTTTGCTTTTGCCATAAATCCACCTAATGTACTTGGTTTAAAAACTGTTTGGTCTGTTACTGTACCACTTTTTGCCGTATCAAATGTTTCAATCTCACCAGCTAAAATAGCATAAGCTTCAGCAATATCTTTATCTTGTTGCATTTGTTCTATTAAATCATTTGATAAAGCATCTTTTAAAAATGGTGCTAAAAATGGAACTGTTGTAAAATTGCTAGTGTCAAACTTAAAACACCAAGCACCATCGTCTGGAGAAGTTTGAGTCCACATTGCATATGTTCCATCACGTTTATTTAATGGGTTAGTAGGTCTATAATCTAACATTGAAGAATTATCACCGAATACTCTATTATAATATTTCTTAAAAGCTGGGTCATATCCATCTAAATCTGTTCCAGCCATTAAGAAATAACTCATATCAAAATCGAATAAAAGACCCTTTTCCCAATATCCAGTTAACATACACCTATCTTGTGGAAGAATTTGCAAAGCAAATTTCATTCCTTTATTTCCCCACTTAGTTTTTCTAAACCATGTATAATAAGTTTCTCTTAACAAAATTTGCTTCAAAACATTTCTAAATTCTTTTTTATAATCAAATTTTAATAAGAAATCATTAATTCTTTTTTTGTCTTCAATATATTCATCAGAATTATATTCATCTGGGGAATAAATATTTTCACAAATAACTTGAAGGTCAAAAGATAGTGAGTTTATATAAGATTCTACAGTTCTTGCAAATATCATATCATAAGAATCTGCAAAATCCATATATCCTTGTATTTCTGTTATATTTTCTTTATAATTACCAAGTGCTTTTCTTAAATTGCTTATCGTTCTTGCACTTTCATTATTTACAATTTGTTGCCCTGTCAAATCTCTTAATACTTGATTTGACATCCAAGGCGACCAAAATCCGATACCTTCAGACAACCCATAATTCCTAAGTGCATCAGCAAATTCTAATACAGTATTAACTTGTTCTTTATTTAATAATCTTTCTCCCATCTTTAACCTCCTTTCTTAATATATTAATTGAAAACTTTCCCAACCACTAGAATCATTCTGTTGTTGTTTTAACCATTCGTTTTCTATTAGTGAAAATATATAATTAACATACGATAAAATCACTACTCTATCTTTAGTCCCAGTTCTTGGTTCTACTAATTTTATTTTATCATTTCTATATTCTGTTTTTAAATTAACAGCTTCATGAATTAATTCATCTGTTTGTCCATATGGCAATAAAGCATTTACTACTTCTTCTGAAGACATTTTGAAAAATGAACCATTATCTTCAATAATTGTTTGTTTATCTTGACTAGATATAAGGAACTTTATATTATTATTTTCTAATTGCTTTTTTAATTCAATCCAAGCAAGTGAATTAAGTTCACCAGTTCCAATAAATGGAATAATACATGGATAAGCATTTTTATCTACAGTTCTTAACCTGTAATCCATTAATTTTGTTTCTGGAACTACATGATAATTATTCTTATCTGAAATAGTTAAACCACAATGTTGTGTTATCCACGGCTTTTCATTAGCATCCCAAGGCATTGTCATTCTATTAAATAATGTTTCCCCACCATTTCTTGAGTCTGGGCATAAATAATCTGCATTATATAACCAAAACAATTCTCTTGCTCTGTCTGCCGCTCCCAATGAATCACTTGCTTCATGTAGTTCTATATAATCCAATCTTCTTTCAAAATGTTTCTTTTTCCATTTTCCAGAAACACATATAATAATAGTGTTATCATTCTTTTGACTTTCTTTCAAAGTATTAGCAAAAGCATAGTCAACACCAACTATTCTAATTTCATCTTCTTCTTTTGGATATATTGAATTAAAATCCATTACATATAATTCATTTGGTTCTGGTGGTCTAAAACATTCTTCAATAATTTGATTTTCTTTAAATGATTGTATAGTGAAAAATGCATCATCTGCTTCACCAATCATTTCATTTAAATCTTCCATTCTAAAATCCATTGAATCTCCATGAGCACCATTTCTATAATCTGCCCAAGTTTTTAAACCATTTTCTATTGCCATGAAAATATCACCAGCAAATATATTACACTTTGTTTTAGAATCTGTAAATATCCTAGTAAATGTCTTTTTAAACAATAACCAAAACCATTCAAATTTAAACCTTGCACTTGTTATATAGATATGTTGGCATTCTTCTAACCATCTAGGATTAGAAGCATATAATGGATTTTCTAAATATTTAGCCTGTCTTGGATGACTCATTTTTTCAAATACAGAATCAATGATAGTCTTTTTTAATAATCTGGCTTCTTCATAAATAAGCATTGTACTTCTTGAACCACGGCTAGAATCCAAACAAGCTAAAACAACTAAAGTTGAACCATTTAATTTATTTTCTATCTTATATCCATCTTCTGCTCTTGTTATAACCAAATATTCATTTTCATACATATATAAAAGATATGGTGATAATTTTTTTATTAATTCATCCCTAATCTTTTTTTCTACTAATTTATTTGCTTGCGGAACAGTAGATGAAGTTATAACTACTTCTGAATAAGGATATAAATTCATTTTAATAATAGCACCTAAACCAGCAATAAAACTTTTAGAAAGCCCACGACTACAAATCCCAAAGAAAATTTCACTAACACCCATTAAATAAATCATTATTTGTTGAAATGGTCTTAATTTTATTCCTAGAATAAAATCAACATAAACATGCCAATTCCTTCTAAAGAATGTTATCCAATGAATTAAATTCTCTTCTTTTTCTTCATTTTTCTTTTTATTGGAAGAACGATATTGAGTAGTAATCAATTGGTTTTCCATATATCTTCTACGTAATTGTTTAGTAGGAGATTTCATAAAAATTACCTTTCATTTCTTGGGACATCTGGATATTCTCGTGAACCAGCTACTAAATTTTTAACACATCTTAAAATATGTCCCCAAGTATCTTCAAACCCACTAATATCTTTATATATTTCCAAATCTTCACATTCTGCTGGTTTACTATTTTCTATCATCCAAATTTTTCTTTCAATCATTTTTTCTGTTTCAGATTTTTGATTGCTTTGGAAATCATTTAATTTTAAAAGCTTCAACATGTCTGTTAAATTTGCTTGTGCCTGTTTAATTTCTGCAATATCTCCACCTTCATCGGCTTTTCTTTTTCTATATTCTGCTTTACATAAATCTCTATATCTATTGGTGAGATTTGCATCCATTTCAATAGTTAAATCAGATGTATATTCTTTAAAAGTTTTTTGAAGAAATGCATAGGCTTTTGCATATTCATCATCTGGATATTTACCCCAAATTTCTTCCATTTCTTCTAAGTTCATTTCAGATATTTCGTCTTCTTCAATTTGTTTATCTAAGATGTCATTTATACCAAAATCAGAATCCCAAAATCCAGAATAAATAGTTTGGCATTCTAATAATCTTTTTATATAATGCCCAACAATTTCTGGTCTATTTGAAACACGTACATTTTTTCTTTCAGCCATAATTTTATCATAAACCTTCTTAATGAATGGTATTCCTAATTCAGAGAGAACCATCCATAAAGAAGCTTCTTCATCAAGAAATTCTTGATAATGTGCCATTCTTTTAGAACAACAATTTTTACAATATCTTGTTTTTGTTCTATCACCATATTGATTGCCATAATTTGGATAAAACAAAGTGCCGCTTTTCTTTTCGCCACAACATTCACAAACAGTTTTTACATACTTTCCACTTGTAATTTCTGGCATATTATTTTCCCTTTTATTCTAAAAATATTTTATGCTTTTTCTACAACTTTTAACAAAGCTGATGCAATAACATTACACATCATTACACCAGATTGATACCAATCAAGATTATAAACATAACTTCCAACAGGAAATAATTCAGACTCTGTATCATCAAATACAAGATTTACAGTATTGTCAACAATATTATTAAATTCTTTTTCTAAAATTGTTTCTCCATTTACGGCAGTTTTAAATGTAAATCTTAATGTATCATTTTCACCAAAATCAATACCTGTAATAGTTATAGGAAGTTCAATGCCATAATCCCCTTCTGTCATTTGTAAATTATATACATTAACAATCCACATTAATTATTACTCCCTAAAAAAGCTTTTTATAAATATTACTTTTTTAAATATATTTTTATCTATAATATAAAAAATGAAAGCATAATAGCTATGCTTTCATGGAAGTTCTCCAAAATTATTATAATATTCTTCGTCTTCTATCCTTTTTTTATTTAGATAAATTATTTCTTCTTTAGTCATTTTTCTATTTGACTCTTTAAACATTACTAATGGAATAATAGATAAGCAAGCATATATAAACAATCCACAAAAAATAGCATATGAATTATTACATTTTGAAAGTGTCAAAATTGTCACAATTGCAATAAAAATTTGATAAATTTTCATATATGCTCCTTATAGATAATAATTTCTTGACCAAGTTTTACCATTGTCTTCTTCATATAAAGCAAAATAAGCAGATGGTCTTGCAGACTTTCTTATTTTCTTTGCAAATGGGTCAACCCCACAAATTGAACCAACTCTAGTAATTTGTTTATCACCAAGTTCACTAATACCAACAGTTTTACTATATGGTGAATGTAAATGCCCAGCAATTATTTCATCTACTGTTATATTATAAAGATTTTCAAAATAATTCATAGTTACTGATAAATCTTTATCTTCACCATGTTCAAACATTATATTTGAACCTCTAATTGTTTTAATTGCTACCTCAGTATAATCGTCTACTTTAATTGTTTCAAAATCTTTTAATCTTAGCTTTAAAAATTCAACAACAAGTTTAGAAAGATTTTCACCTTCTAATTGTCGTTTTGAATTTAAAGGTCTAATATCATCATGATTACCACCAACAGTTACAATATTAATTGGTACTAAAAGTTGTGATTGTACTTCTACAATCCAATTTGCCAAAAATTCAGAAAATTTAATAACCGTATCAATTACTGGTTCTCTAAGTTTTTGCAAAGAAGAAAATCTTAAAATATTTTCAAAAAAGTCTCCACATAAGGCAATAACCATATCATCGTAAATGGAATCATCATCTTCAATTTTTTCAAGTAATTCCCACATTCTTGCTTGCATAATTTCAAAATTATACTTATTTACTACTTCATTATAAAGACCTTTAATCTCATAAGTACTTCCAGCATGAAAATCTGCCAAACATAATAATGCTGTACTATTTACTTTCACATGTGGTATACTTTTAATATTGGTGTGTTGTAATGGTTTGAGATTATTTATAGCTTGAATTATTCTATCTTGAAATAGTTCGTTTTTTGATTGCCACCGATATAATTCGGATGTTTCAATATTTTTTTGCCGTAATTTTAATTTTTCAATTTCGGCATCATTTTTAATTTTTTCAATTTCTAAAATTGTATCTTTGCTTAAATTATTTATTTCTTCTTTTTTTAATAACTCTAAAAATTTACTGAAAAATAGGCTACACCTTCTTAGTGATTCTTCACTATAAACAATTTCACCTATTATATCTTTAGACCATTCTTGATAAGTTATATCGTGATTTAATAAAGCTTGGTTTACCCTTTCAATATATACTAAATAATTTTCATTTTTCAATCTTTCCATTATTCTTTTATTATAATCCTTTTATTCATTAACTTTATCTAAAAAAATAAATTGTCAAGAATACTTTTATAAATACCAATATAACATATCCATTTTATTATAATATCAATGGCTTATTTATTATTAATAAACCATTGATATTTTATATAAAATTCATTTTATTTATTAATTACTCTCGACAAATCACAAATTTCATCTACCATAGCAGAAACTTTAGCTTTGGCTTCTTCATCATAATCAAAGCCAATTTCTTTTGCTACAATTTCAATGGCAGACATAACGTATTCTTTCTTGTCCTCACCACGTTGATATTTTTCTTCAGCATCAGACATTAAAATAAAAACATTCCTAACTAAAATATTCCATTTCTTTTCATTAATTAAATCTTTTACTGTTTCAATTAATTTAAAAACAAGTGGAATACAAACTGTCAATCCAGATAAAATAGCAATTATGGAATCAAGAATATTAGTAATTTCCATGAATCTTTTCTCCTTTCTAATTTGTGGGTTTTCCCTAATATACTATTTAAAGTATTTAAAAAATATATTAAAATACCCAATAAAATAAGGAGTTTTTGCTATTTTAACCTTCACCACAAAATCTATTTTTCTGTTTATTTAGTCTATCTCTTTCTTTTGCACATTCTTTAGAACAACAAATATCTTGTTCTAAATGTAATGGTTTAAACCTTTTTCCACACACAGGACAAATTTTATTTAATGATTGTGTATTGTGTTTCAGATTAATAACCATTTCTTCACCAAAACAAGCCCATAATAATTTTTTTGTACTTGTTTTCTTTACTGTATAAGAATATACAATTAAAGTATTGATTACATAATTCTTTTCCCCTAGACTTAATAAATCTTCTTTTATTTTTCTAAAAATCCATAAATCATCTTGGTCAATATGGTTATCTTCTAAATTAGCCATACTTTTCCAATGTTTTTGCCAATAATCATATTTATCTAAAATAGGGTTTCTTTTAATTGTAAAATCAGACTCTTTATTCATTAACATCTGATAATCAAATTTTTCTAATTTATTATTATATTTAATTCTGCCATTTGGAATAAAAGAAGATATCCTATTCATTGTAGAATTATTTGGTTTTTCTACATTTAATGCTTCTTTATCTTTTGCATAAATAAAAAAATATGGAACACTTGATTTAGTATATGATTTTATTATTTTATCAATTTCTTTTGGGGGTTCAGTTTTCCACAATGTTTTAGCGTAATCTATTACTTGATTATTTTTCATGCATAACCATTTTACAACATTTAATTGCTCATTTCCAATATTTTCACTATTCCAAACTTTTGTTATATTATTAGAAATAGGCCCTATATTTCCACCAGTATATGCATATATCATACCATTATAAATATTTTCAGAATTTATTTGTTCTGCTTTAGCCTTTCTTAAATTATAAGCCAAAGGAACAATATTCTTCATATTTCTTCTGGCAACAGCCGTTAATGTTTTATCTTGGATAACTAAACTTTTATCACCATCAACATCAAATTGTAATATTCTACTAATTAAATCATGACAAGAAGTATAAATACATTTTGTTCCACCAAACCATTTATCAGTTTCTTCATTTCTATTATTTATTCTAACTGCCCATTCCCTATAAAGATGTGGGCTTCTTAAACATGCTAATTCTGCATTTGGTCTATTAAGTCTACTATATACTTCTCCATCATTTAATAATCCTTTAGGATTTTGGTCATTTAAAAATAACCATTCACAAAATGCATATAAATCTGGGCTAATAAACTGATATCTTCCCCTAACATTCAATCTTCCACCTTTAGCTTGTTTTACTAAAGATTTTTTTGTTTGTTTCAATATTTCTTTATGATAAGTATCTCTAAATAATTCTGGATAAATTATCAATGCTTGTTGAAAATAATTTGGCGTTTTATTATAATCAGTAGCCCCTAAAATTTTCATCGTAGTTTGAAAATCTTTTCCAATGTTTTCAATATCTTTAATAGTTCTTTTTGTAATAATTCTAATTTCTTCATCTTTAATATCACTTAAAGTTTGAAGCATTTGATAATTTATTTTAGCACTAGGAATAAAATCTTCTTCAATATTACAAAAGCAAGCTTCACATTGATATTTTTTAAAATTTTCTTTATATTGATTCCATGAAGAATAATATTTATATAATTTAAATTGTGATTTTGTAAAAATATATTTAATATTTTCTTTTATTATGTCGTGTGGTGTCCCATATATATCATATATTACACAATCATTTTCTTTACAATTTTCTTCAATAAATTTGTTAAAAGGAAATTTAACAAGAAGTCCTTTTACCCAAGGCAATCTAACCATTCTTGTTTCATCTTCTAACATAATTCCACAACCATCCATATGTGGAATTTTTATTTTATCTACCTTTCTTGATATCTTATAATCATATTCATCAATGAAATCAACTGTACCTTCTACCATTGTTTCAAAATCTTCAACTACAATTGAACGGTCAATATCAAAATCTTCCCAAACATCAGTTGCAGAATTACATAAAGCTAAATAAGCCAAAAATTTATTTGAATTAATTCCACCACAATTATTAATGTCGTTTACAGTTAAACCACACATTATTTTTGGTTCAATTTTCTTATAAGATGATTCTTTAATAAAAACCGCACGTTTTGTTCTTATTTGTCCAGCAGAAGCGGTAAAAAATATATATTTTTCACCATTATATAAAAATCCATCTCTTACTAAACTATGAAATACTTGAAAGAAAAAAACATTTAAAACAATAAGTTCTTCTGTCAATTCATTAATTTTTAAATTAAGTGACCTTGTTAAAAAACTATCAAAAAGTGTAATTATATTTTTATCTTTTAAAGATTGTGGATTCAAAGTTCTTGGTGTATTATCATTTAATCTTTCATCTAATAAATGAGATAATTTATCTTTATCTTCATTAATTATTTTATTGATAGACTTTGACCAAAATTCCCAATCATTTTGAATATTAAAACTTTCTGTTTTTTCTATTATTTTCTTATTTTTTAAATCTTTTCTTAATTTATATAATTTTAATAATTCTTTATGAATTTTTTCTTCTTCTGAATCATAAAAAGAATCTGTAGCTACTGAATATAGATATATTTGTTTATTTAATGCCACTATTCTTCTACTCCATATTCATCATATATATTAAAATAATCCAAAGAATAATCAATTTCTTCTGGAGTTGTTTCAAGACGGTCTGACATTGATAAATTATCTTCCTCCTTTGTATAAGTGACCATATATCCCTCCTTCCCTTGGAACTGGCTTAATTATATCACATATTGTTCAATTTGTCAATATCTATTTTTGTACAACATGCACAATACATTTTTTAAAAAATATATTTGACAAATTACAAAAAATATGATATAATTATAATATATAAATATTAATATTAATAATAAAAATATTTATTGTTAATATTGACAAATTATAAAAAATATATTATAATTAAAAAGGGGAATAAAAATGAATCATAATGAATTTAATAAAATTGTAGATTCTTTAGAAGAAATTAGAATTAATACATTAAAAACAAAAAATTCTAAATATGCACCAGAAAATGATGCACTTCATAATTTCCATGTTGGCGCAGAAATTATGGGAACAACAGTTCCACAATGTATTTGGGGATATGCCACAAAACATATTGTTGCTCTTAGAGATAAAATTATGAGAGATGATTGGGCAGATAAAGATGATGCTCTTGAAAAAATTCAAGATATTCAAAATTATTTGACATTCATATGGTGTGCTATTAATGAAAATAATGATAAAGAAAATAATGATTTTGATTGTGACTTTGAAGAAGATGTTTATAATTGTGATGATTGTAAATTTAGTTATATTGGAGATAATGATGATGATTGGGATAAAACACAATCAAAAATAATTGTAGAACCATGCAAAAGCTGTAAAAATAATTTTGCAATTACAGAAAAAGAATATGAAACGGCAAATCTTAATTTTATACCAAAAAATATTTAAAGGAGAATAAATGAAAGAATATATTTTAAAAGACGAAGCTTTAAACTTTGAAATGGAAATTGAATCAGATGTTGATGAAATTCAGCAAATAATTAAAGGAATGTCAATATATGCAGAATATCTTAAAAGTCTTGAAGTAATTGAAATTCCAGAATGGATTCCAATTCAAGAAAAAACTCCAAGTAATTTTGTATCTGTATTAGTATGTGTAGATTATAATGGATTTATTTTTTGTGATGTAGATAATTATTGCAAAGAAAATAAAGAATTTTTAAACAATAAAAACTATGTAACACATTGGATGGAATTACCAAATTTTCCGAATATTAAATAAAAGGAGAAATATAAAATGACAACTCTTATTGTTATTGGAATGGTTAGTATGTTTGTTATCGGATTTATATGGGGAATATTTTTGGGTACATAATATGCAAACAACTTTTAATTTTAAAGATTGTCCATTTTGTGGAGAACCAACTATTATATGGGATAATGATTATGACCTTCAAGATGTTGGTTATGAGGAAGAAGGAATTTTATCAGACTATCATTGTATGAATTGTGATGCATGGTTTGAATTTGGAATCCCTTTTAAAAAAGAAGAAAAATTTTAAAGGATTATAAAAATGCTTGAGTGGTATGTTTTTATTAGCAACTTTAATACAAGAAAAATTGAAACTTATAATATATTTGACCACTATAGATTTTTTGAAGATTGTAAAAAAAATGCAAAAAAAAATATTCATGATTATGATAATTTTTGCAAAACTCTTAAACGAGATTTAATGTATTATTTTTGGAGTAAATGTGAATGGGAAATTATACTTAATGATTGGCCTACATCTGGGAAATGTGAAGAAAAAATAGATGTATATGACCAAATAAAAATTAATTGGAAAACATTTTGTGATTATGTATGGTCACATGGGGCAGAATTACGTAGAAAAACAAAAAATAAATAATAATATTAAAATTTATATCAATATATAAAAAATAAATATTGGATTGTGAAAAAATGAAATATGTTAATCGTGAAGATGTAATTAAAGCAATTAAAATGCAAATTGAAAATCATCCAATTAGCCCTATGGATAAAATGTGGAATGCCGCACTTTCATGTGCTATTGGTCAAGTTGAAACAATACCTTCATCAGATGTAATAAAACTTGATGAAGGAATTAAAATTGGAGCAGAACTTACGGCAATGCATGGTTCAGATGCAACATCTCAAGAGTTAGAAAAAGCATTCTTTGAAGGTATTGAAGAAGGATATAAAAAAGGACTTTCTGAACGAAAACATGGTAAGTGGATATACCAGTTCCACGAGGACGAGGTTGGAGTTACCTGTTCCGAGTGCGAAGGTTATGCAGAGAGTTTCGCAAAATGGATTTATGATGAAGGATTCAGAGTTAAGCACAACTACTGTCCAAATTGTAGAGCTATCATGGATGAATAAGAAAATGATTGAATATATCAAGAAAGAGGATGCATTAAATGCATCAAAAATTATATATATTGAATACTTAGAAGAAGATAATAATAACTACATTGATGCTGATGCAGATTTTATTCCAGTTGTGTTCAAAAAAGACATTGAGATGATACCAGCCGCTGATGTAGTAGAAGTTGTAAGGTGCAAGGATTGTAAGTACAACAACCATTGTATGACACAAAACTTTATGGAAGATTGTGGTATAATTCCACTTGATAGAAACACGTTCTTTTGTGCTGACGGAAAGAGGGAAAAAGACGATGGCTAAACTACCAGAATACTTTCATTTTCGTATACTTTATGGCAAAACAAAAATTGAAATACAGAATGTTTCTGACCATGATTTTGTTGAGGTTGTACGGTGTAAAGATTGTAAAGAATACTCCAAGTGCGGAAGTTGGTATGGAAACATGGAGCCTGATGATTATTGTTCTCTTGGTAGCAAAAAGGATGAAGATGATGGAACTTAAACCATGCCCAAACTGCGGGAGTACACTTATTCGGCATAATGAACGGAAAGGGAAACACCAGTTTGAATGTGACGGTGAATGTTGGACTCACACAAAATGGCATTGGTCTGAAATAGAAGCAAAAGAAGAGTGGAATAATTTGAAGAAAGATATTATATTTGGATATTTTCCACCAGACGAAGAGGAGTATTAACAATGTATGACGAACTGGTAAAACGGATTCACAGGCAAGCTGTCTATCTTCCAGAAAAATTCAGTAAAAACGCTGAATTGTTTGATGTACTGATGAAATCCGTTGATGCAATAGAGGAACTGAGCAAATACGCCGATGCCATAAGAAATTTGAAATGCGAGGGGTGGTATCTGCAACAGACAAAATATCACGATGGATACCAAGCTGTGTCTACAATGCCGCTGCCAGAGCCGCCTGAGAAGGAGGAAACATGAAAGTAAAAGAAGCTATTAAAATGCTTGAATATGGGACACCATTTTACCTAAAGGGAGCATATAGTGGAAAAACTTATCACAAATCCTATGAAAACAAAAAAGAGCATCTTGAAAAGTTTTTAGATGAGAATGTTTTACCTACACCTTTCTTTACGGACTTATACACGACAAAAAAGAAATACAGTACTGCCTATACCTATCCTATTGTTGGGATTTGGGTCAGTGACTACTACATTTGTCACCCAGAGGAGAATAAAAAAGATGATTGAAATCGGTGTACTTTGTCTAATCTGTGACAAGCCAATCCCAATTCGTGGTATTAGTGAAGCTTACCCAAGAATTTGTCCAGAGTGTAAAAAACGACTTAGAGAAATTCTATATGACAAGGAGAATGAAAATAAACCATGAAAGAAAGCAAACCACCAATCGGAGTCGAACCAGCATGGCTTTGTGCATCACGCAGAATTTCCGAACTTTCAAAAGCTATTGCAAGATATGCAGATGATGAACATGGAATGACAAGACGATTTCTAATTCGTCTTTGGGCAAATGAAATAATAATGCAATTGGACATTTGGGATAAAAATTCAGTTTTTAAAGAGATGACATATGAGGATAGTGAGTCATGAAAGAAAAAAAGCTTGATATTGCAAAGCAAATTATTAAATTACTTTACAGTATGGGGGATTGTGGTTTGTTTAATTGCCGTAATCTTGTTGGTGACCAAATGAACAACATCTATGATGATGGAGAATTATCTATTGACATTTGTTATTATTATTCATATTTTGAAGTTTTTGGACTTTCCGAATCTGATTTTAATGAATTAAAACAGTTCTATGAAATTCTTATAGATGACGCTCCCACTATCATCGAAGCAAAGGAGGACGAGACATGAAAATTGAAATCACCTACAACAATGGTGAGAAGTTTACTGTTTACCTTGCAGAAGAAACATACGAAAATGTGTTGACCTGTCTAATGGACGATGTTTCCGCATCTGTGCTTCATAGCATGAGCAAGGCAGAGGAGGGTGAGGCATGACAGACATTGAAATTTTTGTTCATATTGCAAACGATATTGCAGATGTCAGAAACAGTATGTTTGGTGTAAGGGACATAACAATCTGGATGACAAAAGACTTGTTCAATCGTCTCTTCCCAAAAAAGTTTGTTCACCTAAAAGACAGCGAAATGCCGGAGCTTTTCGGTTGCAAGGTTAGGGTCATGGTTTCCCCTTGTGATGGTATGCAGTGGATTGTAGGTTATGAGGGAAAGGTCGAGGAAGAATGAGCATAAAAAACAAAACATGGGAAGACAGGTTGGAAGAACTTGAAAAGAACCTCAAAAATAAGGTTATAAACGGAGAAATTACCAAGGAAGAGGCAAACGAGCAGTACAACAAGGCATATGCAGAGGAGTATTGCAACGTCCATCCTTTCATGTGAAGGGGGAATGACCATGAGTTTCATTTTGTATGTTGCCGTATGCTTTATTTATATGTGGCTTTGTGTAAAATCTGGAATAACAGACAACAGCGAATCAACCGCAATTATTCTTGCTATCCTTACTGGGGCAGAAATAATTTCATGGAGATGTAAGAAATGAGTAGAACAGGAATCTATGACCTTCATGACGGATTCATCCCAGATGATGATTGTGAACAGGAAGAACCAAAGATGACCAACGCAGACCGCATTCGCTCCCTCTCTGACGAGGAATTGGCAACATGGATTGACCGTATCCAAGCAGACGCTTATGAACGTGGCATGATGGAAACACCTATCGTTGACTATCCGAACATTTATAGCGAATGGCTCAACTGGCTGAAAGAAAAAGCAGAAGAATGAAAGGAGTAAATATATGAGTGGTGGAAAATGGAATTATGGTCAATGCAATTTAGGTTATGAAATGTTTCCAAGCAGTTTAGTATCTTATGGGCTTGGGAAATATACATATAATGATAGTATAAAAGAAGCAAGAAAAATAAACCCAATGGAAGACAAACAAATTTCAGAACTTATATTTGATACTCTTTGCCTTATTTATTCAGCAGATTGGTATAAAAGTGGAGATATAGGCGAAGATACTTATCGTGAAGATATTCAATTTTTTAAAAATAAATGGTTAAAAACAAAATATGATAATTTAATAAAACAAGAAATTGATAAAAGCATTAAAGAATTAAAAACAGATTTATATAAAGAATTTCTAATAAAAGAACAAAATAATGATGAATAGAAGAATATTAATATGAGATTAACGGATGAAGAATTAAGTTCTCTTAGATATGAAATTAGGCTTGGAAGTTTATATTATAATGATTATAAAAATACATTCAATTTAAAAACTACAGATGTATTTGATTTCTTTGATGCATATTTGGATTATCTTAATGAATTAATGAAAGATGACTTTGATGATTATTATGATTCAGATTTTTGGTATTTATTGCCAGAGTATGATAATAGTAAAAATTTAATCGAATTTTATCATGGATATGAATATGAATTTGAAAAGGAGGTATAATTAATATATTTATAAATATTGAGAAAGACGGTTTGCCCAAAGAACCAGATTATTATCTTTGTAAAATAAAAGGTGATAAACTTCCTTTTAGAGTTCTTGAGTTTTGGACACACGATTTAAATGGTACTGAATGTAATCAATGGAAATATAATTCATTATTAAAATATGAAAATATTGATATTGATAATATTGAAGTAACAGATTGGATGAAAATAGAAAGGTAATAAAAATGACAAATTTAAAAGAATCAACAATCAGAGAACTTATAAAGCATAATAAAAATTTAAATGACATTAGATGGGTTGGTTGTCAAAGTTTTAAAATCCCTCTTGATAAGTTTTGGGAAATGGCAGACAGAGAATTTGATGCTGGATATGGTGGTACAGAAGTTGCTGAAGATTTGGTTGTTGTTGGGGATAACTGGTGGCTTGAAAGAGGAGAATATGATGGTTCTGAATGGTGGGAATATAAAGAAAAACCTAAAGAGCCAGAATTGTTAATTATCCCAGAAACGCTATTCCCTAAAAGAGATACAAATTATAAAAAATTTTATTTGTGTGAATTTCTTTAATAAATAATAATTTAATTAAAAGTGGTTGAACAAAAGAAAATCTTGTTAAAAAATGGAATAAAAGGATTTATTTATAATGATAAATATTAAAGTGGGAAATTATATTGGTGGAATTTATAAAAGAGATAATTTAGATGGTTCAGAATATTGGAAGTTAATTGACTCAAAAATTACAAAGATTGTTCAAAATTCAAAAGGGACAAAAATATATAGTAAAAATTTTTATCCTTTAGAATTAGAAGATGTAGAATTAAATACAGAACTAATGGAAAAAGCAGATGGATATATTTTAACAAGAGAAGTATTTTATTTAACTGATGAAATACGAAATAAATGTGAAAGATGGATTGAATGGGCAAATAACAATCCAGAAAAAGCTGTAAATATATTTGAATAATAAAGAGACAGAAGATTAATTTTCTTCTGTCTCTTGTTCATTATCTTTTATATTATATATTTTTTTTCTTATATCAATTTTAGGATTTTCTTTCATTGCTATTTCAACAAAATTTTCTTTATCTTTTTGTTTTTGGGCAATTAATCCTTTGCTTCTAGATTCCAGAACTTTTCTGCCAGCTTCTTCATTAATGGCTTTCAAGTCTGGATTTTTATTATATAAATTTCTAAGCATTTCTTTTACGTATTCTTGTTTGGGAGGAGATAAAATAATAATCTTTTTTAAATCGTCATATTGCCCTTGAAAAAATTCTATTGTTAATTTTTTAATCTCTCTTTCAAATTTTTCCCATGTTTCTAATTTTACCCATCCACCATTCCATTCTTCTGGCATAACTCTATTAACGGCAATATTCCAAATTTGTTGACATATCTTTTCTTCTTCAGATTCCATTTGGACATTATGAATAACCGTGGCTTTACCTATATGGGCATATAATCTAAAGCCATCTCTCTTAAGAGCAACTCCCCTTGCATTCATTCTTTCAATTCTATCTCTTGTCCACTCTTTTAATATTTTATAGGCAGATTGCCCTATCTGTGGGAAGGATGAATATGAATCGTCTAAATATTTTATGTTTGAAGAATTGCATAATAAAGAAAAATTATAATTAACTTCATTGAAACCTTTGAGCATATCCATATAAGAAACATATAAAGGATTGTCGCCATTTTCTAAAAACATCTGGCACATTGAAGCTTCAAAAACGGCTTGATATTTATCATTGCCATTTAATTCTCTCAAAACGGCTTCATCATAAACTTCTGAAATTATATATTTTGTTGTTCCTTCAATTTTGTCAATTTGGCAATACATATCCAAATCTCTAAGTTGGGCAATTTTTGAATTTCCAGATTTGATTGAAAGCCCTGTCTGTTCACAAAGTTCTTTATAGGACAACTCTTGGTTAACTACAGCTTTTAATTTTGGAATAATATCGGTATCAATTTTCATTTAATTAAAGTCCTTTCTAAATTTTTGTACAAATCGTTCCTATATAAGTAATATACTTATAATGGAAGGAAATGTACAAAAATTTTTGAATGTTTCTTTCCTCAATAATATATATACTTATAATGGAAGGAAATATTCAAAAATCTCATTTTGAAAAACGATAAAAAATTCATTTTTAAAAATGATGTTTTTTTATGAATATATACAGGTTTTTCTGAATATTTTCATTTTTAAAAATGATAAAAATTTAATAATATTATAATATTTTTATTTTTGTTTGTCAAGATGTTAATTGTGAATTTTTTGTAAATAATTTTAAGGTGTTAGTGATGTGTGGGATGTAATAACCACAAATGATTTTGTAACCGAATTGTAATCTTTTGTCTGAAATATAGCCCCCTTTTGTAACTATTTTGTCATATTTATTGACCAAATAATTACAATTATCTGACCTTTTGAAAGAATTGTTACTATTTTGTAACTTTTTCAAAGATTGTTAAAAGTTTAACAAGCCAAAAGTTGTTCACATTGCACATATTAGGCAACTTTTAAATTAATATATTACAGCACATTGTACAAAAAAAAGTTTATAAAGAATCCTTTAAAAGTTGTGCTACTATCGTCAATATACACAATAAAACATATATAATAATATATAGTAATTGTACAATATGCACAATAGCAAGATACTTCAATCTTGTCATAAAAAAGCGACTATATAGCCAAAAAACAGAAATAGAATATTTTAAAAAATGATAACTTTTTTTATCATTTTGAAAAATGAGAAAACCGCCAAAAATTTTCCGTCATTTTGAAAAATGACAATAATTTTTCCGTCATTTTGAAAAATGATTGAATCACGATATAGTCAAAAAAATATGACAAGGTTCTTTTCATGCTGTCGTAAAAATATGACAAGGTTCTTTTTATGCTATTCTGGGCATATACAAAATGCATAAAAAAGACGCAAAATTTTCATGAAATTTTGTTTATTTTAACGGCGATTTTTTGAAAAATTTTTTCCCCACAATACAACAAAAAACCGCTGTTTTTTTGAG